TTCGCATGGTGGATGGCGGCTTCTACTGGATCGAGACGCGGACAGGCTGGGTCGTGGCAAAGTACGAAAGCGGCGATTTTTGGGAGTCCGGCAAGGATCACAGCACCGTGCCGCTTGCGATCAGCGGCCCCTTGACACCGCCCGCGAACAACACAACAAAACCCTAAAGCCCGCAGCGCGTCCGCGCCGGGTCCACAATCCGCCCGCTTCTCCCACGCAGGCCCATCCCGACAGGTGCGTTGAAACGGCGAGGATGCCGAAAGGTCCAGGCTGGGCGGGCATCGCATGGTACCGGCCAATCCTTGCAAGTCGGAACCAACATGGCGAGGCGCCCATGACCTACGCCGGCAAGCCTATTCACACACTCACCGAAGCCGAGCTAGACGACGCTGAGGCGTTCTGCATCGAACACGCCCGCATTGCATCGGAAGTCTACGCCGCAAACATGCGCGCTCTGGCTGAGATAGCTTCCGCACGCGAGCGCCAAGGGGCGACGGTTAACTAGGGGCTCACATGACTGACCAAGCCCCGACAACCGGAAGGCCCAGCGAGTACGATCCGGCCTTCTGCCAAGTGGTCGAGGATGCGTTGGCCCAGGGTTTCAGCCTCGCCGTTGCGGCAGGCGACGTGGGTGTGACGCGCCAGACGCTCGACAACTGGACCAAGGCGCACCCTGAGTTTTTTGACGCCGTAAAGATCGGCAGGGCAAAAGGCGCGCGTGTTTGGGAAACCCGCCTGGCAAAACTGGCCGACACGAACGAGGGCAACGCGACCGGCGTCATCTTCGGCCTCAAGAACCGACTGCCCGAGGATTGGAAAGACAAGACCGAGACCGAGGTCAACGGACAGATGGTCTTGAACGTAGGAACCGGCGTCCCGCGTGGTTGACGTCCAGCTGGACTATCACTGCCGCCCCGCTTTCGTTCCGCTCCACACCCGCAAGCAGCGGTTCGGGGTTGCCGTAGCTCACCGCCGCGCCGGCAAGACGGTCGCCTCCATCATGGACGTGATCGACGCCGCGCTTAGGTGCGACAAGGTCGAGCCGCGCTTCGCCTACATCGCGCCCTATTACGCCCAGGCCAAGGACGTCGCCTGGGGCTACCTCAAACGCTACACCGCGCCGATCCCCGGCGTTGTGACCAACGAGAGCGAGTTGCGGGTTGATCTGCCCAACGGCGGACGCATCCGGCTCTATGGCGCCGACAACTACGACCGATTGCGCGGCATCTACCTCGACGGCGTTGTGCTGGACGAGTTCGCGGACATGGACCCGCGCGCCTGGTCGGAAGTCATTCGCCCGGCCCTGGCTGACCGGCAAGGGTGGGCGTTGTTCATCGGCACGCCGAAAGGCCGTAACGCCTTCTGGGAGGTGTTTGAGCGGTCACGGACTGACCCTGAGTGGTTTTCGCTACGCCTTCGCGCCAGTGAGACGGGCATCCTCGCAGACGACGAATTGCGGGCGATGCGGTCGGAAATGTCAGAAGACGAGTACGCCCGCGAAATGGAAACCAGCTTCGACGCCGCAGTCGAGGGCGCTTACTACGCCCGCGTCCTGACCGAAGCGGAGACCGACAAGCGGATCGGCAACGTCCCGCACGATCCCGGCCTGGAGGTCCATGCGGCGTGGGATTTGGGCATCGGGGACTCGACGGTCATCTGGTGCGCGCAGTTCGTCGGGCGCGAGGTCCGGCTGATTGACTACATCGAAAACAACGGGGTTGCGCTCGATTGGTACGCTCGGGAACTTCGGAACAAGCCTTACACCTATGCGCCATTGATCCTGCCGCATGACGCGCAGGCGCGGGAATTGGGGACAGGCAAGTCTCGGGTCGAGATGCTGGAGGGCTTGGGTTTTCGGACGCGCATCGCGCCGAAGTTGAGTGTCGAGGACGGCATCGAGGCGGTTCGGCGGCTGATACCGCGCATGTGGATTGACGAGAAGCGGTGCGAGCTGGGGCTTCGGGCGATCCGCGATTACCGCGAGAAGCGGGACGAGAAGCGCCGCCTCGGGATGGGGCCGCTGCACGACTGGACCTCACACGCCGCCGACGCGCTCCGGTATCTGGCGGTTGCGTATGAAGAGCCGATCATCGCGCGGAAGCCAAAGCAGAACTACGTCGGGGCGGGAGGCTGGATGGGTTGATGGACGAGATCAAGGAAGCCCGCGAAGCCTTCGACCATATCGCAGAGTATGAGTCACAGGCCCGCCAACAGTTCGAAGAGAACATCCGGTTCGCGCAGATGGAGGAGCAATGGCCCGAGGCCGTGCGCCGCCAGCGTGAACTGGACGGCCGCCCTTGCCTGACCATCAACCGCCTGGCCGTGCTTGGCCGCCAGGTTGTCAACGACGCCCGCATGAACAAGCCGGGTATCATCGTCAGCCCCTCGGATGACAACGCCGATCCCGAGACGGCGGAGATATTCAGCGGCCTGATCCGCAACATCGAGGCATCGTCCAACGCCGAGGTCGCCTACGACACCGCGCTTGAACAGGCCGTGTTCGGGGGGTTTGGCTACTTCAGGATTAACACCGCCTACACGTCCGACGACACGTTTGAGCAGGACATCGTTATTGAGCGCATCGCCAATGCGTTGAGCGTGTACGGCGACTGTGATTCCACGGCGGCGGATTCGAGTGATTGGAACGTCGCGTTCGTCACGGACAACATCTCCAAGGACCAGTTTGAAAAGCGGTTCAAAGGCGCCGATCCGGTCGATTGGGAAGATGACGCCTGGCGCGATGTGGGTTCGCCCTGGCGCGACGGCGATCAGGTGATGATTGCGGAGTGGTGGAAGCGCGAAGATGTCAAGCGGTCGATTGTGCTTCTGTCTGACGGCACGGTCATGGATGCGACCGACTACGCTGCGCAGAAGGATCTATTTGACGCCATCGGGCTTGAGGTGACCGCCGAGCGGGAAGTGAAGTCTCACAAGGTCATTCAGCGCCTCATGTCGGGCGCGGAGGAACTGTCAAAGGTCGAGTGGGCGGGCAAGTACATCCCGATCATCCCGGTCTATGGCACGGAGGTTAACTATCGCGGCAAGCGTTACTGGCGCTCGCTGACGCAGGGTGCAATGGACGCCCAGCGGATGTTCAACTACTGGCGCACGGCGGCGACGGAACTTGTCGCGCTTGCCCCGAAGGCCCCGTTCATCGGCCCCAAGGGCGCGTTCGTGACCGATGCGCCGAAGTGGGCGTCGGCCAACACGCAAAGCCACGCGTTCATTGAGTACGACGGCGGCACACCGCCCCAACGCCAGCCCTTTGCTGGTGTTCCGGCCGGCGCGGTGCAGGAGGCCCTGAACGCCGCCGACGACATCAAGGCCACGGTCGGCATCTTCGACGCGGGTGTGGGCGCGCGGTCCAACGAGACCAGCGGCGTTGCGATCCGCCAGCGCCAGCTCGAAAGCGACGTTTCTACGTTCCACTTCATTGACAACCTGTCCCGCGCGATCCGCCATGCGGGCCGGGTGCTGATTGACCTCATTCCGCAGGTCTATTCGGTCCCGCGCGTGGTTCGCATCCTAGGCATCGACGGGACGCCGGACATGGCCCGCATCAACGAGCCGGTGACGGAACAAGTGCGCGATCCAGTGACCGGCCAGGTGCAGGAGATCAGCAAAATCTACGACCTCGGCGCTGGTAAGTACGATTGCGTCGTCAAGGCCGGGCCTTCGTTCTCGACCCAGCGCGAGGAAGCCGCCACGCAGATGATCGAACTGATCCGCGCCTATCCCGACGCGGCTCCGCTGATCGGCGACCTGCTCGCCAAGAGCCTGGATTGGCCGGGTGCGGAGGAGATTGCCGAGCGCATGGAAATGATGCTTCCGCCCCAGCTTCGCGGTGAGGGTGCCGAGGGTGCGCCCGCCGGCCCGCCGCAAGAGCAAGTCCAGGCGATGATGCAGCAGATGCAGACGCAAATGCAGGCGCTCGCCACCGAGAACGAACAACTGAAGGCGCAGTACGAGCTTAAGGCCCAGGAGATTCAGGTGAAGGCGTTCGACGCCGAGACCAAGCGCATCCAGGCCATGAAGCCCCCGCCACTACCGAAAGAGGTGGGCGGCTTCGCATAGAGATTCCGGCAACCCCGGATCACCGCGCCGTCGAGAGACGCCGCAATCCCTGAGAAGGAACCCAATGTCCGAAACCGAGACCAACCCGGCGACCGAAGAGGTCGAGGGAGTCGAGGCCGAGGCGGAAGCCACGACCGAAGACCAGACCGAAGGCTTGGAAACCGAGGCGACCGAAGGCGACGAGCCCGAGGCCGAACCGGAGGAAGAGACCGAGGAAGTCGAATGGGACGGCAAGAAGTACGCTCTGCCCAAGACGCTCAAGGCGGGCTTGATGATGCAGGCGGACTACACCCGCAAGACGCAGGAAGTCGCGGAACAGAGGAAGGCCCTGGGCGCCCGCTATGCGGAGATCGAACAGCAAGCCGAGCTTCAACGCGCCACCCTGACCGAGCGGGTCCAGCTTGAGACCCTGACCGGCCAGCTACAGCAATTTCAGTCGCTCGATTGGGACCAATTCGAGTCTCAGTACGGCGCGAGTGCGGTTGCCAAGGCGATGGCCCAATGGCGAGGGCTGGAATCCAGGGTCGGGCAACTGACCTGGGAAATCACCGAAAAGGAAACGAACCTCCGTCTGCAAAAGGACCGGGCCGGCGAGGCCGCCTTGCAGGAAGCGGACAAGATTCTTTCTCGGGAGGTGCATGGCTACGGCCCGGCGCTTGTGCAACAGGTGGCGCAAGTCGCGGTCGCTTACGGCATCACGCCGGACGAGATCAAGGCTTCGTTCATCAGCGACGACGGCGAGCCCGACATTCGGACCTTCAAGGTTCTGTCGGAACTGGCCCAGCTTCGCGCCAAGGTCGCCGAGTACGAGTCCAAACAGATCAAGACGGATCAGGTTCGCAAGATCGCCAAGGTCCAGCCCGCGCCGACTGTATCCCCGAAAGGTGGGCAGTATCGCGCCGGATTGGACGACAGCCTTCCCGCTGACGAATGGGTCCGTCGTCGCAACGCCCAGGTGGCGAAAGCCCGAGGGCGTTAACCGCAACAGCAGCGTCGGATGACGCCGCCCCTCCCCGTTCCGCTTCGGCGGACAGAAGGAACCCATCATGGCTAACACCATTCTCACACCCACGGCGGTGACGCGTGAAGCGTTGCGCGTCCTCCACCAGAAGCTGAACTTCGTCGGCAGCATCAACCGCCAGTACGACGACAGCTTCGCCAAGTCCGGCGCGAAGATCGGCGACAGCCTCAAGATTCGCCTGCCGAACCAGTACACGGTGCGAACCGGCGCGACGATCCAGACGCAGGACACCGCCGAGACCAGCGTGACGCTTCAGGTTGCGACCCAGAAGGGCGTGGACGTGAACTTCTCGTCTGCCGAACTCACCATGAGCCTCGACGACTTCTCGTCGCGGATCATTGAGCCGGCGATGTCGGTCCTGGCCGCCAACATCGAGTACGACGCCATGGCGATGTACAAGGATGTGTATCAGGCGGTGTGGAACTCCGGTAACGCGCTGACCCTGGCTCACGTTCTCGACGGGCGCAAAATCCTTCAGGACTCGCTGACCCCGCTCGACAATCGCACCGCCAACCTTGACGGCCAGCAGATGGTCAATCTGGTGACCGACTCGAAGCAACTGTTCAACGACCAGCGTGAGATCAGCAAGCAGTACCGCGAAGGCTACGTTGGCCGCGCGCTGGGCTTCGACTTCTCGGAGAACAGCATGTGGCCTGGCCACACGCGTGGTTCGGCGAACGCCTCGTACATCGTCAACACCTCG